ACTAGACAAGGGGTCCCACAACTAGTGCTAGAAATGCGTGACAAATAAATAGATAATGGTAAAATACTTTTTGAGTTTTCAAAATACTCTTAAAAAAATTTTGCGGAAAAATTTTTATGAATGAAAAATTTATACAGAACTTAGATAAACTACCTGCTGATGTTAGAAGAGAGTTCGCACTACTAGCAAACAGATATGGTGAGAAGAAAAAAGAAACTAATATACAAAATGATTTTTTATCTTTTGTAAAACATGTATGGCCTGATTTTATTGAAGGCTCCCATCACAAAAGAATTGCAGATAAATTTAACAAACTTGCATCTGGAGAAATAAAAAGATTAATTATTAATATGCCACCGAGGCATACTAAATCAGAATTTGGATCTTATCTTTTACCTGCTTGGATGGTTGGTAAAAATCCAAAATTAAAAATTATCCAATCCACTAACACGACTGAATTATCGGTGCGGTTTGGTCGTAAAGCCAAGGCTCTAATTGATTCTCCTGAGTATCAACAAGTCTTTAAAACAAAACTCAGAGAAGATTCACAAGCCGCTGGTAAGTGGGAGACCGCCCAAGGAGGTGAGTACTATGCAGCGGGTGTGGGATCGGCAATAACAGGAAGAGGTGCTGACCTTTTAATTATTGACGACCCACATTCTGAACAAGACGCCATGAACTCACAAGCGTTGGAGCGAACCTACGAATGGTATACATCAGGACCAAGACAACGTCTTCAACCTGGCGGATCTATCATTGTAATTATGACTCGTTGGAATGAAAAAGATTTAACGGGTAGATTATTAAACGCACAAAAAGAAGTTAAAGCAGATCAGTGGGAGATCGTAGAGTTTCCTGCAATACTGCCATCAGGTAAACCTGTTTGGCCAGAGTATTGGAATCTTGAAGATTTAGAAGGCGTTAAAGCTTCAATACCTTTATCAAAATGGAATGCACAATATATGCAGAACCCAACTTCAGAAGAAGGCGCATTGATAAAACGAGAATGGTGGAGAGCTTGGGAAGACGATGAGTTACCACCTTTGCAACACGTAATACAATCTTACGATACAGCTTTTATGAAAAAACAATCTGCTGACTATAGTGCAATAACTACTTGGGGTGTATTTCGTGAAAACGAAGATAGCCCACCTAATTTAATTTTAGTAGATGCATTAAAAGGTAGATACGAATTTCCTGAACTGCGTAGAATCGCGCTCGAACAATACGGCTACTGGAATCCAGAAACAGTCATCATTGAATCTAAAGCATCTGGACTGCCACTAACTTATGAGTTGCGCAAGATGGGGATACCTGTTATAAATTTTACACCTAGTAAAGGCAACGATAAGCACACTAGGGTTAACGCAGTGTCACCGATGTTTGAATCGGGGCTGATATGGGCGCCCAAAGAAATGGAATTTGCACAGGAAGTTATCGAAGAATGTGCTGCTTTTCCTTACGGAGATCATGATGATTTAGTCGATTCCATGACCCAAGCGTTAATGAGGTTCAGACAAGGTGGGTTGATTTCTCACCCTGAAGATTATATAGATGAACCAACAATTAAAAAACAAAGGACATATTATTAATGGAATTTGAAACTTACGCAGATGTAATAGATTCTTACAACCTAGACAACCAAGGTTATTCAACCTTGACTGACTACATAAAAGGTAATAATATAAAAATCAAAGAAATCGAAATGGATCCGATTGGTGATCTTGAAAAGATTTTACGTGAAGGAAAAGCACCCATGGAAAAAGAAGGCATTATGCAAGCCTCAGCTAAAAGAATTGACCCTAACGTTACAATGGAAGAAGTTGTAACTGAGTTTATTAGAAAAAAGAAAAGAAGACCTAGAAGTGTTGATGAATTAAAAGAATTTTATTTTATGGAAATGAGTGCCAACGAAAGAGGCATGACACCTGATAGAATGAGAGCTTCATATAATCCAGGTGATTATTCTCAAGACGAAATAGATGCCTACGAAAATTACAAATACAATATGAACGAACAAATGCCTGGCTTTCCAATTATGGAAATAGACGACTTTTTAAGAATGGAAGAAGGTCAAGGTAGACTTGGCGTTAAAGCTGGAGGATTACCAGGTATTTTAGGAGTTTAAATTGAAACTCCATCATTACAACGAAGCCTATGCTCACATGGTGAGACGAACACCATTCGCTAATGGTTCTGAAAAACCTACACCAAGAACTTTTCAAGATAAATTAAGTACACTAAAAGAAGCTTCCAGAGGCCTGGACCCTGAGTCTACGTTACGTCTTTTTGATTTCTATATTCAAGAAGCTTTGACCAAAGGTGAACTAACCGAGCAACAGGCATCAGGAATCTATCAATCACTACCTCAAGCAGAAATAAAAGAAACTATAGAAACTTTTGAGAGAGAGAATTTTTATAAAGGAAGTTCTTTAGAACCGGAATTAGATAAAATAAAAAAATTATTTTTAGAGGGTAAAACAGATAGAGATATAGCTGAAATAATAAAAAAACCTAGATCTACAATAGAAAAATCTATTCGTTCTATGAAAGATGGAAGTGCTCCTGTAAAAATTTCTGCAACAGAACTTAACAACAGACCTGCACCTATAGGATCTAGTATTGCTAGAAGCCAAGAAACAACTAACCGTATTAAAAAAGCTTATGAAGATCTAACAAAAAAATTAGGTAAACCTCCTACTAGAGCTCAACTAGCTGAAGCTGCTAATGTTGCACCTATAACTATTAGTCAAGCAAGATCAAATATTCCTAATCTTAAATTTACATCAGCAGCTGGTGAGGGTGCTAAAGCTTCTACTAAAAAGTTTATGGAACGAAAAGTAGATAAACCCACTCGAACTACATATGGAGGGGTTAAAGGAGCTAAATTTAAAAATGCAGCACAAGAAGCAAAATATAAAAAATTTTTAGAATTAGCAGCAGAGTATCCAAAAGGCTCACCAAAAAATCCTTATGATAAAAAATTTTTTGCTAAAACATTTAATATGCCTGAAACAGATGTTGAAAGTATTCATAAAGTAGTTAGAGAAAAATATAATATAAATTATCCTAAAGCTACAGATACTTCAGCGGGTATTAGAACAGCTCAGTTAAGAGAAAAATCTGATACTGGATTAGAACAAGAATACACAAAATTAAAAAGAGGAGAAAGAATCGGTAATCCTGATCTAGCTCACAGAGTTTCAAAAAAATATAACGTAACAACATCTAATTTAGGTTTAGATAATCCCTTAATTAATAGAGTTATTGTTAAACCTAATGAAAGAGACATTAGTAGACTTTACGATCAAAGAATAAAAATAGAAAATAAATATAAATTAAAAGATGGAACTTTTAAAAAACCATCAAATGCAGATATAAAAATTTTAGAGAAAATTAATAACGATGTTGAAACTCTTGCCAGAGAAACAAAAGGCAGATTAAGTGCTATTGTAAATGATCCAACAGATTTAAATAAACCTTATGGAAGTTTAGGAGTTGATCCTAGTAAAACTATAGGTGGTGGTTTGATTGATGTTGATCTTAAAGATGTTAAAAAACTTTCTCCAGAGGACCAAGCTTTTTTAAAATTAAATTTATTAGAACTTAAAAAAAGAGAATTAAATAAAACTCCTAAAATGATAGCTATTGAATTTGCAGATGTTTTAAGTAAACCTGCTGTTCGAAAAAGAATTGAAAATATTATTGGTAAAGGTAAAATGGAAACACCTTACATTAGACAGTCTAAACAAATTTTAGCCTTGTCAGCCATTCCTGATCTAACAACAGCAGATCAATTACCTATTCCAGAAAAAACTAAAACAAGAGACATGTTTAAAAAAGCCTTTACTACAGGAGCTAAAACATTAGGTAAAGTTGTTAGACCTTTAGGTGTTGGTTTTGGAGTGAACGCAGTTAAAACTGCAATTACTAAAGCAAACGAACAAGGTTTAGATTTAAATTTTGCAGATAAAGTTATGGCATTTGATTCTGGAGATGCAGAAATAGCACTTAACAATGCAAGAAGACGGGTAGATCCAGAATTTGCTGCACAAGAGCGAGCAAAAGATCTAGCACAAATGACAGACGATTTTGAAGAAGTAGGACAATCAACCTTTGGAAAATTTAATGACCAGATCAAAAACATCAAGCTACCCTAAAACCCATCTGTTGCCACCTAAATCTGGGCCAACACCTCAGGGGTTGAATATTAATTATAATACTGTTAAAACAGTTAAATTGGAGAAAATAAATGGCAGACAAAATAGACAAGTCCCTGACGCAAGGTCCAAGGGGCAGAGTTAATATTCCGGGTGACGAACAAGTAGAAGAAGCTATTCAACAAGAAGTAGCGATAGAAGAATCTAAAAAAGGACCAGTAGAAATAGAAGAAGCAGAAGATGGATCTGTTACAGTTGACTTTGATCCTAACGCTGCATCACCAGAAGGTGGTGATGAACACTACGCAAATTTAGCAGAATTTTTACCAGACGAAGTATTAGACGAGTTAGGTTCTAGCTTGACGCAGAAATATAACGACTATAACATGTCAAGAAAAGATTGGGAACAATCTTACACAAAAGGTCTCGACCTGTTAGGATTTAAATATGACATGCGAACGGAACCATTTCAAGGTGCCTCGGGGGCGACTCATCCGGTTTTGGCTGAAGCTGTTACACAGTTTCAGGCTCTCGCTTATAAAGAGTTACTCCCAGCTAATGGACCAGTCAGAACGCAAGTAGTTGGCGCACCGAGTCCAGAAAAAACACAACAAGCAGAACGTGTTAAAGATTACATGAATTACGAGCTCATGGAAAAAATGTCAGACTATGAGCCCGACTTTGACTCGATGCTCTTTTATCTCCCTCTTGCAGGTTCAGCGTTTAAAAAAGTTTATTACGATGAACTAGAAAAAAGAGCTATGTCAAAGTTTGTTCCGGCAGATGATTTGATTGTCCCGTACTCAGCTACCTCATTAGAAGATGCGGAGGCAGTCATTCACCGGATCAAAGTTTCTAAAAACGATTTAAGAAAACAACAAGTTGCAGGTTTTTATTTAGATATAGAATTAGGTACACCTGGTTATCAGGAAAACGATGTTGAGAAAAAAGAGAGAGAATTAGAAGGAACTAAAAAAACACAAGACGAAGATATTTATACTTTGATTGAGTGTCATGTAAATTTAGATCTAGAAGGATTTGAAGATCAAGATCCACAAACAGGTGAGCCTTCAGGAATAAAAGTTCCATACATTGTTACAATAGAATTAGCTACAAGAAAAATTTTAGCTATTAGAAGAAATTACGAAATTGGAGATCCGGACAAAAATAAAATAGATTACTTTGTTCACTTTAAATTTTTACCTGGACTAGGTTTCTATGGGTTCGGTCTCATCCATATGATTGGTGGTCTGTCTAGAACTGCAACTGCAGCTCTTCGTCAATTATTGGATGCGGGTACGCTCTCCAACCTACCCGCAGGATTTAAAATGCGTGGCATTAGAATTAGAGATGATGCGCAATCAATTCAACCTGGTGAGTTTAGAGATGTAGATGCACCGGGTGGTAACTTAAAAGATTCATTCATGATGTTGCCATTCAAAGAACCATCTGCAACTTTATTAAACTTAATGGGTATCGTTGTACAAGCAGGTCAAAGATTTGCATCTATTGCTGACTTACAAGTTGGTGATGGCAATCAAGGCGCTGCTGTAGGTACAACTGTTGCTTTACTTGAAAGAGGAAGCAGAACAATGTCAGCTATTCACAAAAGAATTTACTCTTCGTTAAAACAAGAATTTAAAATGTTAGCAAGAGTATTCAAGTTATATCTACCTCCGGAATATCCATACGACGTAGTTGGGGGTCAAAGGATGATTAAACAACAAGACTTTGATGATCGAGTAGATATAGTGCCAGTTGCAGATCCCAACATCTTTTCCCAAACTCAGCGTATTTCCCTCGCGCAAACAGAGTTGCAACTGGCAACGTCAAATCCACAAATACATAACATGTATCAAGCATACAGAAATATGTACGAGGCTTTAGGCGTAAAAGATATTGATCTATTATTAATTAAACCGCAGCCACCAACTCCGATGGATCCTGCGTTAGAAAATATTATGGCTTTAGCTGGTAAACCTTTCCAAGCTTTTCCTGGTCAGGACCACAGAGCACACATAACTTCGCATTTAAATTTTATGGCAACTAACATAGCAAGAAACAATCCTATGGTTACAGCTGCTATGGAAAAAAATATTATGGAGCACATAAGTTTGATGGCACAAGAACAAATAGAATTAGAGTTTGCACAAGAAATTCCTAAAATTGCACAGATGCAACAGCTAGCACAACAAGATCAGCGTATTGCACTGCAAGTACAATCAATGTTACAGAAAATAGAATCAAGAAAAGCTGTGTTGATTGCAGAAATGATGGAAGAATTCTTAAAAGAAGAGCGACAAGTAACAGCTGGTTTTGCAAATGACCCTGTTGCACAGTTAAGAGCAAGAGAATTAGATCTTAGAGCTATGGATGATCAACGTAAGAGGATGGAAGGACAGGAAAGACTTAACCTTGACCGTATGAAAGCCATGATGAACCAGCAAAGTAAAGACGAAAAACTGGATCAAAACGAAAAATTAGCAAAACTAAGAGCTAATACATCAATCGAAAAGACAATTTTGAGCAAATCTATTCCAAATGTAGATAAAATGATGCCAAGTGTCGAAATAGAAAAATATGAAGGAGAAAATAGATGATGAAAAAGAAAAAAATGAAGATGAAAAAGAAAAAATCATTCCCTGATGTGTCTGGTGATGGAAAAATCACAAAAAAAGAC